CATTGCTTCTTCATACTCAATATCTGTGATACCATTTAATTCAAAGTATCCTGTCTCATCATTAAATTTACCTTCTTCTCCTGCAAGTATATTCCATTTATCTACAATATAAGCAGGTATTATTTCATCATTAGGACCAAAGTATGCACATTTATTAAATTTATTATAATATTCTGCATCAAGGATTCCACCCTGAGAAGAAGAAGCCAAAGGAAATTCAAAGGAAGTAGCTTTAATAGTAGGTTCAGAACTATCACTATTTACTATAACCTCACTTCTATTAAACCTAACTCCACCTTGCCATGCTTCAAATTTAGTATCTCCTGTTAATAGTGCTGGTAACTGCTTACGCCAATACTCAAGTCTATAAGCAGATCCTACTGTATCTAAGAATTGTGTATAGTCAGTACTTGAAATAATACCTGCTTGAGTAGCTCCTGCTACTGGTAAATTTACAGTATATTTATTAACTATTGCACTTTCATCTGCTAAGTCTAAGGTAGAATACCTAAGAGAAACATCCATTGCTGTAGCTTCTATATTTAGAGAATCTATTAATCCTATAGGTAAGCTGTTATATTTATTAGATAATTGTTCTATACTATCAGTCCAATTATTATACATAGCAGAAGTTACTACCCCAGCACTAGTTTTAGATACTGTAGGAATTGCTACTGAAGTTTCTGATTGTATTCCTGTACTTACAGAAAAATCATGCATAGTAAATCCTACCATACTACTATCACTATAAAAATCAGAAGTATTTATTACTAACTTAGGTACTTTATTTATACCACTAAGAAAATCATAAGAAGTGTTTATTGCAGCATAAAATTCAGTAGAAAGTAAACCTACATTATCTAAAGAAGCTATAGGGATTTCTAAGTTAGTACTCTTAATTCCCCCATCTGGTAAATTAACATACTCAACTTCTAAGAACATACTATTTACATCATAATTAATATCAACTCCTTTTGCTACTTTACCTAAGTTGCTTTTCCAAGATTCAATAGTATTAAAATCTATTTGCCAAGGTTTAACCCAAGCATCAATGTTACTCCAATCAGCCATTGAAGTAGAATTAAAACACCTAAATTCCCATGTATTACCAGTAAAAAACTTAATATTACTGCCTAATACTCTATTCTCTGTAGGAATAGAATTTATAGCAGATTGAACATTACGTGTAATTAAAGTTTCAGTTGCAGTAGGCTCAATAGATGTATTAATAATACTATTCTTCCTCAGTATCTTATTAAGGGACTCAGAAGTACTAGCATCATAAACTGCTTTAGTTGCAGTTATTGGATATACTATCTCTTCTGAAGTTCCACCATTAACAAGTTCATTAGCTCTTATGTTTTTTATCTTTGCCATTACTTACTTTTATTTTTAAGTTGCTGCCTTTTTATATCAGCATCTGTTTGATTTTTCTTTCTAGTAATCTCAAGTTTCTCTTTTTCAAGTTTAAGATTCTCATTGAATTGTCTTATCTGCTCATCTAAAGTAGCTTTGTCTTTAGCAGTATAAGTATCATCATTCATCATAGCAAATCTTTCAGCTTCTGCTTTACCATTAATTTGAGCAACAAGTATCTTAGTCTCATTATCTCTAGCATTAAGTTGGTCTGTTTGTTCCATCTTAGCTTGTTCAAGTTGAGCATTTTGTTGCATTTGTTGTTGTTGAAGTTGCTGTTCTTGTTGCTGTTGTTGAGCTTGTCTTTCTTGCATCTCTTTTTCTGCTCTTTCAACAATTCTCTGTTTCTCAATTATTGAAATAGAGTTATAAAGTTTCATAACAGTAGAGAAAGATAGAGTTTGAGTTTGTAAACCTGCTTGAGCTAATGAATCAAGTTTTTGATTTAACTCTTGAGAAGCATTACTATTATCTACAACTAATCCATAATCAGCTTCTGCAAATTCATCACCATCAATATCCATAACTTTCATAGAACCATCAGATAAGATATATTGGAATTTCTTAGACCTTCCTCTTAATGCTATTTTAGCAGTTTCCAAGAAAGCTTCAAGCGTTCTTTTCTTTAAATCTTCATGTACTATAAATAGCCATTCTGTAATATGTGAAGATTGTAAAGTGGCTCTTTCCACACCACCAACAGTTTCTCTATTACTAATTTGACCTTCTCTTTGTTTGGATATACCTGCAACTTGTGCCATCTCTTCCTCAATAAAAGTAAGAAGATTAGTATAAGCTTGAATCATATTACCATCAGTAGTTGCAACTACACCATTACTAGCATTATTTAATGCACCTGCTAATTTACCTGAAGCCGCACCACTTAAACCTTCATTAAAGCTATCCTCAACTACCATTCCCATAGTCTTAGCATAGTACATCCATTTATCTATATCCCAACCTTTAGGTTTCTTTGATAAATCAAACTTAACCATATTACCCCAAGATTTGGCAATTAATTTATTTAGTCTGTCATGAATAACATCATATAAATAACTATATGGTTTCATCATATCAACTAAACTAAAAGGTTTATTATCATTGATATTATATATAGAACCTATTATACCAAAGTGACATCTTGAAGGATTATCTAATCTATTATATTGAATAACCCTAGGTCTCATATTAATATAAATATCAGTACCTATTTTAACTCCTTCCCATGCTTCATTTACATAATAAATCTCCTCTTCTTCTCCTAAGTCTTTATTAACTATGTAGTTCTCAGGATAAAAGTTGAATACCTCTTCACCTGTTTGAATATCATAGGATTTTACTTTCTTAATCTTTCTCTTAGATTTCCAATAAACTCTTAATACTCTCACATTACCTACAAAGTCATAAGGAAGTAAACTATTACCAATACCTTCAGAATTACTCATAGGGTCCCAAAAGAAATTATCTTGAGATACCATAGTATCATCAATCATAGATATATTAATGAAACCTGCTCTTTCATCAAGATTATCCATAGAGTCAGTATTAGCACCTAAGTTAGTAGGAAGCTTTTCAATATAATCAATATCTTTCTTTGATAAAACATCATAGTAAGCATCAATAATTCTACCAGGTTGCCAATAATCTTCAAGAATAATCATATCAGCATCTTCAACTCTGTTTGAAAATCCTGATTTAAGTATTCTTATTTTTAATGGATTTATTCTTTTAAGTGTAGGTTCTCCACCAATAATATCACATTGATAAATCTCTTCACCTACTGTCATAGCATCCATAAAACCTTCATTGAACAGCAATTGAAAGTTGTATTCTTTACTATAATGCCCTAATAATGAATTAGCTCTAACTTCTCTCATATCTTGCCATTCATAAGAGAAAAAGTCATTCATCTTTTCAAGATCTTGTTGAGATTCTTCATCAGTTTGTTCTTGATTAGAAACCCACTGTTGTAAGCTCTGTAATATAGCAGCTTTTTTATTATTTTCTATTTCTGATATTGCATTAGGATTAGTTATAACAACTCTATAATCAAATATTCTCTTTGACTCCTCTCCCTTTAATACATTTAACTTAGAATTTATAATTGGATAATGCTGTATGGATTCAGGAATAAAACCTGCCTGAATACCTTCAGGGTTTACAATTAATTCTAAATCCTTCATATGTAATTTACCAAGTAGTAAATCATAAAGAATTTTTTTATGAACAACTGATTTTCTACATAATGAATAATTAAATAAGGTTTTAGAGTCTGCCCAATCCATAATGGATTTCCTCCAAGTTTTATTCTTTCTAGTGTAAGATAAAGCTTGAGGTGGAAAACTTTTATTATCCATACTTTTTTATTTTATTAATATTACAAAATTATAAAAACAACCTCATTTATACAATATTATAAATGAGATTGTTTAGAGTATTATATTAAAATAGTAATCTTTTTCTATGATATTGTCTATAGTTATTTGTAAAGAAAGCATCATTTCCTGCATAGCTACTATCAATCTTTTCTCTAGCTTCTGCATTTAAGTTATCTTTATATAGAATTATCTTTTCTTGCCTATACAACATAACCATACCTAATGCTCTAATTCTATCTACATTTAATTCTGGAGTGAAAGCTATTAACTCTTCTATTAATGCCCTATTCCTTAAAGAGTATAACCTTGGCATAGAAATTTCTTTATCTCCTTCCTCAGTTTTAAGTATCATAGATATAGGCATTAGTAACCAATCTTTTATAAGAGTATTGGCAAAGTTGTTTATAGCTGCTGATGCATTTACACCTTTTTGATTAGAACCAAAGCTAGTATATTTTACTAACTGCTTGTCCCTTAAATATTCAGGAGTATCAGCTAATAAATGAATACATTGCATCTTACTAAAGTAAGCATATAGTCCTTTCTTATTAGATTCATACAAACACTTTGCATTATAAAATAAACATAACAATCTTACTATTTCAAAATTATCATCAGCAAATGCTTGCCTACCTGTATATTCTGCTACTATAGAATCAGTGAATAAATCAAATACAAAAGTTGAAGATAAAGAACTAGATTCTGCTTGGTCATTATCCACAGGGTCATGACCTATAATATACCTATTCTCATATACTTTATCATTCCTATCTTTCTCAGGCATATTAAATATTTCTATTGCTCCTACAGTAGAATTATTAACACCATACTTTCTAATAGGAATATCTCCTGACATCTTAAATTCTACTTGACCATTAGCATTAAGTACAAGATTACCTACATAAACATCATCAAAAGAATTAGGATTACTATCAAGTTGAGTTAACCTTTCAGTTAATGCCACAGTAGGAAAGTAAGCAGCTTTAACTTTAATAATAGCTTCTGCTGGTGTAATAGGGTCCTCTGCAATAACTCTTAAAACTGACTTAGGATCTGCCGAATATTTAGATTTATATCTTGCAAGTAATATCTCTATAAGTGCCTTTACAACATCAGATACTCCATCTTTATTATAACATCCTGCCCTATTAATATATGCAGGGAAAAAGAAACCAAAGTTAGGTTTACCTTGCCTGGGTTTATCAAATACATTCTTAATAGAATATATATTATAACCATCTGGATTATAAAGTAAAGTTTTAGCAGAACTAAAATCTGATTCACTCTCAGCAGCAGTACCTACTAAGTACATTATAGCAAAAGTAAAATCACCATCCTCAACAGATTTTCTAGTAGTATCATACAAAGATAATAAGCCTTTGAATGAACCCATCTCTTCAAATAATATCCATCCACGTTTACCTCTAAGTTTATCTGCATCATCTTTAGCAGATACAGCTAGTACTTGATTTAAAGAACCTCTATCTCTACCATACTCATCTTTATATCCCATTTGCCAAGCCATCTCATTAGGTGAACTTTTAAGTAAAAGATGAGGAAAAGGAGTATTACTAAAGATAAAGTTAATAGTAGGTCTAAACTTAGATAAAGTACCATCTTTAGAGTCACTTAAATACTCTTTCTGGTAAGCAGTTAATACACTAATAACTCTTCTTCTAGCTTCTTCAGATTCACCTAATATTAAATTATGTGATAGAATTGCAGCTAAAGTAAAACTCTTACCACATCCACGCCTTGCTAATTCTATGGCGTGTTTACCCTCTTCTCTAGCTTTATTTAAATAATGGAATCTCCAATAAATACCTTCAAAAAAGAAAGGAAGGGATTCTACTCTAACTGCTTTTTTAGAACCTTTAGTAACCTTATTAACCATCATAGGACAGTAATTTAAGAACCAATAACATAAACCTGTTACCCATTCTCCATCACTCTCTCTTACATATCCTTCCCAACATCTTCTCCTTTCTTCATCCCAGTGTTTTCTATATTCAGAATTAGGATTACTATTAGGTTTAAGGAAAGTATAACATCCATGCTCTAAATAATGTAAAGCAGCAGGTCTAAAATAATCTGCATCTTCAATTATATGTGGATGTGCTAAATCTACAATAATTCTTCCTTTATCATCTCTTGGTAAGTCCTTTGCATAAGGTCTATTAGGAGAGATAAGATGTTTGATGAAATCTATGGTAGTTAAATCTTCAATAAGTTCTTCCTGAACTTCTTTAGGTAAAGTATCTAGTAACTCTTGAGTCACAGGAGTTTGATACTTATTCACCATTATAGTTTCCATCTAGTATATCCTTTATAATATTAGTTTCTAATAATATCTTTGTAATATGTTTCATAAATGTAGAATTAGCAGTATTTAATGCCAACTCTTGAGTTTTATCATCAACTATTCTACAAGCTAATTGGATAGTATGTACTCTATATTTATTATGAGTTTTCTTATCATAGAACCATAGTATATACTTAATTATTTTATAAGCTTTAATAGAATGGGGTTCTATACTATGTTGTAGTATAAATATTCCTACTTCATTATCTTTCTCATGAATATACTCATTAAGTCCTTTTACAATAATTTCTGCTGTAATCATACTACATATCCTCATACATTGATTTTTCTACTGCACCTCTAACCTTATCACTCTGAGCTATCTCTTTGGCAATAGCTTTCTCAGCTTCATTCAAATCTTTAATTAAACCTGGAATTTGTTTAATTGTAGCAGTAATTGTATTAAGAGTATAGATAGGCTTACCTTTATCGTCAACATCAGCATAATCTATATCTCTTAACATCTTCCTTAATTTATCAACTGCTACTCTAGTATCTTCAAGAAGTAAAGAGGAGGTAGGTTTAAATTTATTATAAAATTCAATACCTTCTTTAATTAGTTTATCTGGTTTCCATTTCTTATTAAATCCCTCTCCTTCTTTTATTGCTTTTATCCTCTCATCTTCATCAGTAAGGTATTGATAATCACTTCTTGGATCACAGAAAAAGTAAATAAATCCAAGCTCCATAGTAGCCATACTCTTATCTTCTGAAGTGTCTCTATCCCATATTTTCTTAAAAGGAGTAAGTAAGAGAGCTTCCTCAGATATAGTTATATTATAACCTTCGTATTTAAATAACTTCATAATTTATAAAAAAAAAATAAATAAATAAAAATAAGGAAAAAATAAAGCCTAGTCAAATAGACTAGGCTGTGTATTAAACAATTATTTCTTTATTAGGAACATATATTTGAGAAGGATTATCAGGAGTTTCCTCATACTCCTCAACTATGTAACTAATATCTCTATCTTGTAGAAGTAAGCACTGCTCATTGTCCATCTCTATTACATCAAAGTTGTAACTAATTACAGGATTATCAGTAATAACTCCATCCTTAAGAGAACCTTCTTGATGCTTTTTTATTGCATACCTTGAAGGATTAATACAAACTAAATCACCTTCTTTAAGGGACTTAACCAAATCTCCAACAGCTAGAACTCTTTGATATTCTTTAATACTACCTTTTTGTCTAGTTGTATCTATTAACCCATTCTCACTTACTACATCATTCTCATATCTATCCATAGTAGTGATGATTGCAGTAAACATAGGTTTTATTCTTTTCAACTTTATCATGTATGACTATTTATTTTAACCATTTGGTTATAAGAAATATATAATTTACCAAGTGAAGGAATATTAAAACTAGTTCTAAGTTTATCAAACTCTTCTTTAGTTATATCCTTTCTAAGTGGTATTCCTTGTATATTATTTTTAATAGCAAACCAAAAGTCATTATAGACTTTCTTAACTAACTTTTCAGGTAAATTAAGTTCCTTTGCAACCTTACTTACTATTTGTTCCATTTAAATCAAACCATAATAATAATGTACACATACCATTGGATTCATTTAAATAAGGAATAAATTTAGGATTTATTTTATCCTCAAGAATTACTTTATTCTTTCTTAACTTACTAATAATAGCATGAAAATGAGGTAAAGAGATTCCACATTCTTCTCTTACTTTTCTTTTAGTTTCATTACCTAGAACTACTTTATCAAGTACAATGTTATCTTTAATAACTTTACTTAATTCATATCTATGTCTAACAAAACAAGTAATAACCTCAATCTCTTTTCTAGTTAAGTTATGAAAAGGTTCAAGGAACATAAACCACCATTTAAAGAAGCTATTAATATCACAAGGTACTCTTACCATATTATCAGGCTTCTCCATAATATAAAATTTATTCCTCTTTATCAGTTTCTTTAGCTTCAGGAATACTCATAAGATTCTCAATTTCCTCAGTACATTTAATGTAAAAATCAGAGTTAAAGGTATCTTTGAGTTTAACTACTTCAAAAAGGTAATCAAGTCTTTTAAAGACATTGTGCATATTAGCTTCTCTAAGCTTATTATAAAGAACTTGCATTTGTTGAGACAAGCTAACTACCTTTTGATTAAGTTCTTCATACGTAGGTTTTTTCTCTTCCTCTTCCATTTTATTTAATATTTTTCTATATATTTATGTCCATACTTTTCAATGTAGAGTTTCTCCCAATCCTCTACTTTAGCTTCCTTTATATCAGTACATCCACATTCATCACAATAGTCAGAATCTTGCATTACTGGTATAAATCTAATCCTCAATGATAAACAGTTTTTACAATAAAAGACAGGCTCATCATTGTATTTCTGATTTTCTTCTTTTGAGTGATTCATATATGCTCTTTTTTAA